AATCACTCGAATGCTCGATTCGTTCCTCGGCACGTTCGACGAACTCGTGCTCGTGATCGCGACGGGATCGAAGCCCGCTGACGACACCGATATGATTGCGCGAAAGTGGTGCGATCAAAACCTCGTCGCGTTTGAATCGACGACTTACAAAAACAAAGCGCACGCCGAGAGCTGGACGCACGTTGACGACTTCGCCGCGGCGCGGAATTTAGCGTTTTCTCTGGCGCAATCGCGCTGGCTTTTATGGTCCGACTGTGACGACGTCTTTACAGGAGACGCAGAAGCGTTGCGCGAGGTATTGGAAAACGACGAGTTGACGGACATTCATCACTTCGGCTATGACGTCACGAACGCGGGAAAGTTAGTCAAGCGCGAGCGCCTGATCCGGGCATCAACGATGAACGACGGAGCGGCTTGGTATGGAGCTATTCACGAAAACTTCCGCGCGTGCTCGACGCACAGGCAAACGATTCATGCGGAAGCGTGGTGGCGTCATGAGCCGATGGACGAAAAGCGGTCGTCGTCTGATCGCAATTTGAGGATATTATCGCACGCGCTGAACGATGCTCCGGCTTATTCTTTCTATGTGCATCAGGATCACTTTTTGAATCGAGATCGAGCGAAGGCGCAAAAGTGGGGCGATGTGTTCCTCTCCATGCCTGTTTCAGACGCGTCTCTGCGTTATCAAACGCACTTAAATCTTTCAGCGATTGCAACGACGCACAGCGAAGCGTCGAGGCACGCGCTTGCCGCCTACTGGCTGTTCCCTCATCGCGAGGCGCTGGCCGCGTTGGTCAACTGCGCTTTTCAAGAGCACGAGCCAGAGAAGGCTTTGCGCTTTGCAAATCTGCTCGCCGAAACGCCGGAACCAATGGAACCGCTTTGGTGCCATGAGCCGCGCTGGTATGGCTGGCACGGTAAGGACTTGTTAGAGCGAGCGCAGCGTCTATCCGGCAAGCTCCCGGCGAACGAAATCGAAACCAAACGAATCGTTTTGATTCATAAGTCAGACCGCAACGATCCGGCCTTCGTTCAAGACCGAGACCTTTGGATGACCTCGGCCAAGCATCCGGAAGACGTGCAGCACGTGTTCGTCGTGCCTGACGCGGATATGGATCACAAATGGTTCCGATCCTTCGCTCGGGTCGATCGGAGCCAGTTAGTTGACCTGCTATCAAGGTTGGAGGACAGCACGACCGCGAAGCACATAAAACCAGGCGAAACGCCAACGCTACACTGGGACTTGTCCGAATGAAATACAGCCTCTTACACGCAACTCGGGGAACTCCGCAACGCGCCATCGAAACCCGGCATCGATGGCTCACCAATGCGAACAAGCCCGAGGAGGTCGAGCACGTATTCGCTTATCAGGCGGATGACGCAGCGAGCGCGGAGCTCATCGGTAAGGACTCAATGCTCGAAAGCGTGACGACGAGACCGCCGCCGGACTGGGCATCGTCAAGCGTCGCGAACTGGAACGCCGCGGCATGGCAATCAACCGGCGACTGGCTGATTGTGATCGCCGACGACTTGCAACCCGTTACCGGATGGGACTCTCTACTGACCCGGGACATCTTGTCGGCGCCAGACCCAACGCAACCGCTCGCAATTCAGGCGCCTGACGGAATCAGCAACGACCTGTTTTTGCGGCATCCGATCATCAATCGATCACTGCTAGAGCTTCGCGGATATATATTTCACCCTGATTTTTATGGCGTCTTCTGCGACAACGACCTCACCGCGTGGTGCTTCAAACACGCGCGAGTTACATTGGCGCAGCATTTCTCGGTCCGTCACGTGCATCCGATAAACGGGCAGCGCGAGCACGACGCGATTTCTAAACTTCAAAACTCGAAGCGCGCTTACGAATACGGGCAAAACATAATGAAAAAACATTGGAATGACGATGGATCTGAAAAGCGGTAATTTGACAAGCGGGGCTTACATAGGATGAGCGATTTCGAAAACGACACGTTAACAAACGATTGGAGCAACGTGCTTGCATCCGGTGGCTCGCTCACATTTGCGATGAACGGCGTCACTCCATCCGGGATCTGGGCGGCTCAATTCTCGGACGTTATCGACGCAGAGGAGCAACTCCGAGATGAGCGACGATTCACCGTGTTCACGACCGTAACGAGCTGCGTTACAATTCCATCGGTGCGCAACACGCTCGTCCGGGACTCTGTCACCTATTACATCGACGCCGTGCGAAACGACGCGGAGGGCATAGGCATCGAGATCGACGTGCGGAAGGTGTTTTAGGCTATGCCTTTAGCTTTCAAACTTACCGTAGACTCGAAGGGCATCGACGCTGCTTTGAGTGAGCTGGCGGACGAAGCTAAAGTTGCGCCCGGAGTAGCGTTCAAAAACGAAGCAAAACAGCTTTCGAAGGCGTTGATAAAACTGACGCCGCCGATGACATATGCAGAAGGTCGTAAGGCAGTCGCAGGCGACATTGGCCGAGTGTTCACGTCTATCCCTCGACTGATTAAATCCGAGGAGGGGCGAGGCCGCATCAATGACATTGCAGGATTCAAGACCGCGCTGACTAAGGCGTATCGTAAAGGCGACGACGCAGAGCTTGAGCGACTGCTCACCGGACCGATCGGAGTGCATACGTCGAGCGTCAAACCTTACATGAGAAACGGAGTGCAAGTCAGCGGATACACGGCGAAAAGAAACGGTCGCCCAATGTTTCCGACGATCGCAGGAGGCAGCACGAGGATGAGCGGCAACCTTGATCCAAAGTTGCATACGAACCGAAGGAATAGACGAGGCAGGGTCCGCGGGAATATAGCGTCTCAACTGGTCAAAAATGCAGAGCTCAGTCGTTACATCAAAAAGGTGCAGCAGACTGTCGGCTGGCACGCAGGCGGCTGGGTCGCTTTAGCGCGGGCCTCTGGTTATCCAGCACCGAAATGGGTCACGAAGCACGGCATCCCGGCAGCGAGCGGTAGAGCAATCTTGAGGACTGGCAAAAATCCATTTTTTAAGGCGACGAATTACAGGACGTCTATTCCCGGATACCAGCGAACCGTTGACGAGGTAGTTGCGGACCGAGCCGAAGTCATTCGCGACAACATTGAAAAGCTGATAAAAGGCAAAGCAGTGAACTTGGGATTCAAACGTGTTGGCTGAAAATTTAAATTCAAATCATGAGCATCCGCAAAACAATCAGAGACAACATCAAGGCAACTTTGCTGGCCGACTCAACGGTGGCGGCGCTTGTCGGGACTGACGTTGCAATCGGTCAGGAAAACGTGACCGAATCGTCGTCGTGGCCGGCGATCTACATCGTGCCGGTTCGCGACGAAACAGACACCCATACGTTAAGCGTCCCGCGCCAGCAAATGCGTCGTATGACGCTGACCATCGAATACTGGGTCAAGCCGGCTGACGAAGCCACTCCGGTCGAGGATGACATCGACGAAGGCGCCGACGCGATTGCGGACGCGATGCTCGCGGACACGACGCAAGGCGGCGCTTGCCAAGACACTCTTTTGACGAGCCTCGAATATATGATCGAGGGTCGCGAAGATTCTCGATACGGCGTGGGCCGAGTTTCTTTCACAATCATTTATTTCACCCGCGAATCTTAAACTAAAATCATCATGGCAACATCACTAGGCAAGGCCGGCTACCTGCTCGTTTCCGCAGTTACCGCCGTCGAACTCCGCAACTATCAGCTCACCCGAACTTCCGACACTACCGAGGACACCGTCATCGGCGACTCGTGGAAGACTCGAAAGGCGACGCTCAACGACTACAGCATCAGCGCTTCCCTGTTTTGGGACGCATCTGACGATCCCGCGCAAGTTGCGGCATCGACTGCAATCGACGCAGGAAGCGCAGTAACGGTCGTATTGTATCCCGAAGGCGACGACGCCGGAGACGTATATTACACCGGCAGCGGAATCGTAACCGACTTAGGCGCGTCCGCATCTCACGACGGAATGGTCGAGCGCAGCTTCTCGCTGCAAGGCACCGGACCGTTGACTGAATCTACCGTCTAAACATCCAAAATCCCCTTTCCAAAAATGTCCGAAGCCATCGACAGAATCCGCGCTCACTTTGACGCCATAGCCAAACGCAAAATCGAGGTGCCAGAATGGGGTCTTGAAATTCATTCGACGCCGTTGACGATTGCAGAGCGAGCGCGGATTTATCGAGGCATTTTGGACGACGACAGTCACACGCCGCTTGTGCGCGTTTTGATTGTGAAAGCGCACGACGAAAAGGGGGAACCGATTTTCAGCAAGGCGGACGAATCGCATCTCCTAAATCATGCTGACCCGAAAATCGTCGTTCGCGTCGCATCGGAAATCTTGAGCAATGAAGCACCGGACGCTCGTGAGCTGGGAAACTCTTGAAGTCCGCCGAGGGGTCGGACGTTGTTTTCACTTACACCCTCGCAGCACGTCTCGGAATGACCGTGACACGGCTTCGCGACGAAATGCCGGAGCACGAGCGCGAGGGCTGGTTGGCCTATTATAAGTTTGAATCAGATTTAAAGCGAAATGCCTGACGTTAACGTAAACATTAAGTCTATTGACGATACGAACAGGGGCTTTGCGAGCGCCAATCGCAATTTGAAGCGCTTCGCGAACTCTGCTAAACAAGTGACTTCGGGATTGTTAGGCACAATTACCGGCGCGGGTTTGGGATCTGCAATCGGGTCAGCGCTAGGAATCAATGTTGTAACGATTTTCGATCAGTTAAAGCGCACGATCACCGGAATAACTGAGGAGGTCGAAGAAGCAATGCTCGAAATTGAGAGGCTCAACAAGGACACCGCGGATCGTCAACAAGCTCGACTGCTGGCTCGCATGACAAACCAAGAAAGGTTGGTGGACGCCTTAGAGAAACAAAAGGAATTAGAAAAAGAATTAAGAAATATACAGGCCACAACAAGAAACGCGCCCCAATTGATTTTCAATCAAGGCGCGGTTTCCGCATCTCAAAGGGTTGTAGATTTGACTGTCGATCAAAGATTGGAGCAGTCAAAACTTCGAAATGAAATAGAAAAATTAGAGGGAATGAAGGAAGGTTTCCAGCGTATAGAAGAAGATCGAATCGAAGCACTCAAAACCAAGCTGCAAGAGGTAACTGACAAATACACCCAACAAGAGGCGAAGCTCACCGGAGTCGTGTTGAAAGGTGGCGAGCAACTGAAAGCGTTGCGCCAGCAATGGTCAGACCTTTCAATCAAAGTGTCACAAGTTGGGGAACCTGAAACGGTGGAAGGCTTAGAAAGGGCAATCGAGCTGACCAAAGAACTGACCGACGTTTCGACGAAGCGGCACGCGGCTGAATTGCAAGCTAGGGAAGGCCAAAGGCAAGCGGCTCAAATTTTCGGACAAGGCTTCGAAAAAGCTATCGTGAACGGAGAGAAGTTTTCTGACGTTCTCAATCAGATCGGAAAGGACTTGATGCAACTCGTCATTCGGAGGTCCATAACCAATCCGCTCGTTGACGCGATCAGCGGCTTCAATTTCGGCAGCTTGCTAGGCAGAGCCACGGGCGGACCAGTTTCCCGCGGAAGCCCATATATGGTCGGAGAAAACGGTCCCGAAATGTTTGTTCCGACCCAAAGCGGCAACATAGTTTCGAACGAGAAAATGTCGGCAATGGGAGGATCTACTTACTACATCGACGCACGCGGCGCGGATCGTTCTGGTTTCGCTAGGCTGGAACAGATGATTCAGCAAACCCAAGCCAGCATTCAACCCATTGCGCTTCAGTCGGTCGTCAGCGCGTCAGCACGAGGAATCATCTGATGGCGATCACGTATCCGATTACGCTGCCAACTGCGCAGGGATTTTTTACGGTTTCGATCCGACCGTTCTCTCGCGTCGGCGTTTTCGCTTCTGAGTTTACCGGCCAACAGCAAGTTTACGCGCACGCCGGGCAGTTTCTGATTTGCGACATTTCGTTTCCGCAAATGAAGCGTTCCGACGCTGCTCCGATCATCGCCGCGCTGCAATCTCTGCAAGGCGCTCGCGGCACGTTTTATTTCGGCGACCCACAGTGGTATGAGCCGCAAGGGGTCGGGACCGGGACGCCTACGATTAACGGAGCAACGCAAACCGGGACTACTCTCAACACGACCGGGTGGACAAGCTCGCAAACCGGCATCCTCAAGGCTGGCGATTGGATACAAATTGGCACGGGATCGACGAGGCAACTTTGCATGATCCTGGTCGACGCGGACAGCGACGGAAGCGGACAAGCGACGCTTGAACTGTTCCCGCGCGTGAGAACAGCTTTCGCCTCCGGAACTACGATCACCGTGACAAATCCCAAGGGAGTTTGGCGATTGGCTCAGGAAATCGACTTCAGCCAAGTTGTCGGCGGGATCACTAGTTTGAACACAATCAACGCAGTCGAGGCGTTTTAGCATGGCCCGCGATCTGACATCTGGCGCCATCACTGCAATCACTTCTGACGTGGTCGCGCCTGCACTGTTGGTTTCCGCCGACTTCGATGAGGGCGAGGTAAACATTTGGAGCGGATACGGAGACTTTGACTATGACGGCAAAACTTTCAGCGGAGTCGGTGATTTTGGATCTGTAAGCGACATTGAGGAAACCGAAAACATTCAAGCGAATGGCGTGGCCTATAAACTCAGCGGCATTCCGTCTTCATTGATCTCGGCTGCGATGACCTACCAATATCAGGGCCGACCGATTAAAGCATGGGTCGCCTTTTTCGACGCCACTACCAACGCGCTGATTCCTGATCCTTACGAGCTTTCTGGCGCGCGAATGGACACGATGACGATCAACGAGGGTAGCGAAACGGCAACCATTGCGCTCACCGCCGAAAGCCTGTTAATCGATCTAAACCGACCGCGCAATCGTCGATATACAAACGAGGATCAAATTGCGGAATATCCCGGTGATGTATTCTTCGAATACGTCGTCAGCCTTATTGAACGCGACGTTACGTGGGGAGTAAACACGGCGAAGTCAGGTTCGAGCAACACCGGTCCCTATGCATACGATGAGTTTTACACCCAAGGACGAGGATGAGAATCAATAATTGGCCCTCCGCTTTAGTCGATCACATCGACGCCAACCGTAAAACGCCGTTTGCGTGGGGTTCGCATGATTGTATGCTTTGGGGCGCTTCTTGCGTTGAGGCGATTACGGGCATCGATCCAGCCGCCGAGATTCGCGGGACATATTCAAGCGCTCTCGCCGCGTATCGCATTATCGAAAGCAACGGCGGGTTTGATGAAACGGTAGGCGCATTTATCCCAAGCGGCGCAGAAACGCAAACACACCGAAACCTCGCCATGCGTGGCGACCTTGTAACAACGACGGACGACCGCGGGCGCAAGGCGCTTGGCGTTTGCGACGGTCTCTGGGGGGTTTTCCCCGGTCCGTCTGGATTAACCTTCATCAAGCGGGCGGATCTCGATTTGCTCGCTTGGAAAGTCCTTTGATATGCCGCAGGTTATCCCATACGTTGCCGCCGCCGCACTCAAAGCAACCGTAGCAATCACGGGCAGTAATGTCGCTGCCGTAGCGGTCGGCAAGTTCGTGCTCGCGTATGGCGGGAAGCTCGCGCTTCTCGGCGCGACCTCAACCTATTCGTCTATTCAGCGGCGCAAGGCGTCGAAGGCTGCGCGGGTTGCGCTCAATCAAGGCCGCACGGTTATGGTTCGCCAGCCGATTTATTCGCGGCAATTGATCTACGGACAAATCCGCACTTCGGGACCGATGACGTTCATCGATGAGACGGGAACCAATAACGAGTATCTGCATTTAATCGTGCCGCTAGCTGGTCATGAGTGCGAAGAAATCACGACCGTATATTTTAACAACGAGGCGCTGACTCTCGACGGTAGCGGCAACGTAACGGCGCCGTCGCAATACGTCGGTTACGCTCGCGTGAAAAAGCATCTC